ATGAGTTTTAACAGTTTTCAGTCAGCCTTATCGCACACCCCTGACTGGGATAGCCGTGTGGCGGTGCAAGCCGCCATTACGGTGTAGGACTAATTATGGCAGAAGATAAACCAATTATTATTAGAAGTGATGAAATGTTAGATGCCATCGGAGGTGTATCTGAATTAATAGAAAATTACGGCGATAAATATTTGATAGATAGCGGTCGAAAAGGTATCGTTCCAGAAGAAAGGTTGATGGAATTTTTAAGATCAATAGGCAAAGTGGGAAGAGCAAACATGGGCGGTATGATATCAATTGATGAATTAACAAAACCCATAGGAATGAAAAAGGGTATGACAACTAATCCTATTCTAAATAAAGTTCTTAAAGCTAAAAATTTCGGTGCTTTGATAAATGAGATAGGTACAGCCACTGAATCAATGGGTATGGGCCAAGACTTACCAGGAGTGGGTTTTGAAGAAGCTCTGCAAGAACAACCTGGTGAAAGAGTATCTACAAAAGCGAGTAACGTCGATAAAGATGTAAAAAGAGATTACATTAAAAAAGGCAGAATAGAATTAGCTAACATTAAACCAAAAGATTTAACTGTGAAGAGTGTTAAGGTTGGAACACAGTTATTACCTTTTTTAGAAAAAAATACTCAAAAAGATGCAGATAAATACATTAAGAACACCGTAAAATATGTTAGAGGTTTAGGTGATAATGAGGCTGCTAAAATAGTTCAAGGTAGTTCTTTTATGGGAGCTACAGGTTATGGAGAGTTACGAAATCAAACTTGGTCAGAGGCGAAAAACGATCCTAAAATTTTAAATAAATTTTTTAGAGAGGTAAAAGGTAAGGAAGCAGAAAATGCTAAATTTAATCATAAAGGTAAATCATATAAATTAAAAGCTAAAGAATTTAATGCTTATTTTGAAAAAAAGACAGGTTATGTTCCTAAGGGAGGCGCTAAAAATTTTGTTAAATTAGTTGATGAAGAAATTGTTAAGAAAGGTGGTAATCTTTCTGGTAAAGCAGGATTAGCAAAAAATTTTATTTTAAATGAAGCACAAAGATTATTTAAAATAGGAGATAAAAAAGGGGCTAAATTAATATTAACCGCATTAGCTACTTCTATTCCAACGATTGCAAAAGCAGCGGGACCTGTAACTTTCCCTTTAACAGCAATTGATATAATAAAATTATCAGAAGATTTTGGACCAGGCATTGTGGAAAAAATACAAAGTGGTCTAGATACTGTGACAGAACCTGTTACAAGTAAAATAGCAGAAGCACAAAGTATGTTTGAAAACATGCTTAAATCAAAAATGAACCAAGGAGGCATGATGGACATAAACTTCATGACAAGACCCATGGGTTACAAAGACGGAACTCGTGATGGAACTTTAGTGGGTGATAAAAAAGAAGAAATACCTGTTAGAGAAATTGTAAGAGATGAACCTGAGGGTATTATGGGAACTTTAAAATCTATTTTTAGTAAAAAAGAAGCAGGAACAATTGAGAATCCTTTACCTTTAAGCATGGTTTTTGAACCAGGAGTCAGTCAAAAGACTTTGATTGATGAAGGAGCTTTTATAACAACACCTGATGGTATTACATTTAAAGCAACACCTTTTATGTTTGATAAATATCTAGGAACAAAGTATGTAGAAAATAATACTTTTGGTCAAAGAGATGATGTAGAAGTAGAATTTAGACCTAAGTATATTACATCTGCAGAAAAATCTTTTGTTGAACCTGGAGGAGTATTTGATCAAATTCAAACTCCAAGAAAAGAAGGTAGATTTACAGAAATGAATCAAGGTGGTATCATGGATATAAATCAGTTAACAAAAAGAATTAGATAATGGCTATTGAAAAAAATAATCCAGACGATCAGATTGATATTAAAATAGAACCTGATTCAGCAAGAGAAATCCAACAACCTTTGATGGAAGGTGATGCAATGATCTTGGATGATGGTTCAGCAATCGTCAACCCTGCAGAAGATACCTCGGAACAAGGAGCATTTAATGCAAACCTTGCAGAGTTAATAACTGAAGATGAATTAGAATCTTTAGCTGCAGGACTCATGAGTGATTATGAATATGATAAAGATGCAAGATCTGATTGGTTAAAATCTTACACAGACGGATTAGATTTATTAGGATTTAAATACGAAGATAGATCAAAACCTTTTGCAGGTGCAAGTGGTGTAACACATCCTTTACTTGCAGAAACAGTCACACAATTTCAAGCACAAGCTTATAAAGAATTATTACCACCAGAGGGTCCTGTGAGAACACAGATTGTGGGTGAGATAAATCCACAAGTAGAAGAACAAGCACAACGTGTTAAAGAGTTTATGAACTATCAGCTATCTTATGAGATGGAAGAGTATGATCAAGAACTAGATCAAATGTTATTTCATTTACCACTTGCAGGTAGTTCGTTTAAAAAAGTTTATTATGATGCCGTAAGAGGCAGAGCAGTATCAAAGTTTGTACCAGCAGAAGATGTCGTTATTCCATACAATACAACAGACATGGAGTCCTGTGAGAGAATAACTCATGTCGTTAAAATTATGGGTAATGAACTTCGCAAGAAACAAGTCGGAGGTATGTATCGTGACATAGATATTTCTGAAAGTCCTGTCGACAAAAATGATGCTAGTAAAAAATATGATGAGTTAGATGGCGTAACAGAAACATACAACGCAGAGGACATTGTGTTGTTAGAGTTCCATTGCGATTTAGACATACCAGGTTTCGAAGATAAGAACGCGACAACAGGCGAACCAACTGGTATTAAATTACCTTATGTGGTCACTGTTGATGAAGGTTCTGGAAAAGTCTTATCTATCTATCGCAACTATGCAGAGGGAGACTTATTACGAAAAAAGATTCAATACTTTGTTCATTACAAGTTTCTGCCTGGCCTTGGCTTTTACGGTTTTGGTCTCATACACATGCTTGGCGGATTATCAAGAACTGCAACATCAGCCCTCAGACAACTCATTGATGCAGGAACTTTAGCAAACTTACCAGCAGGTTTCAAAGCTAGAGGACTGCGAGTCAGAGATGATGATGAACCTCTACAACCAGGAGAGTTCAGGGACGTGGATGCACCAGGTGGCGCGATCCGTGAATCCTTGATGTTGATTCCTTACAAGGAACCAAGTCAAACTCTTTTTGCATTATTAGGATTTGTGGTAGACGCAGGTAGAAGATTTGCATCTATAGCAGATAATAAAATGGGCGAAGGTTCACAGGCAAACCCAGTCGGAACAACAATGGCTATCATGGAACGCGGCACGAAAGTGATGAACGCTATACATAAAAGATTACATTACGCACAAAAAGTTGAATTTAAATTATTATCTAGAGTGTTTGCAGAGAGTCTACCTCCTGAGTATCCTTACGCTATACGTGGTGGCAACAGAATTATTAAGCAACAAGATTTTGACCAACGTATTGACATACTCCCAGTATCTGATCCAAACATTTTTTCTATGGCGCAGCGCGTTACTCTAGCGCAAACACAATTACAAATGGCGTCGTCCAACCCACAGATGCACAACTTACATGAGGCATACAGAAGAATGTATGAAGCATTAGGGGTCAGGGACATAGATATGCTTTTACCTCCTCCTCAACAACCTCAACCTGAAGATCCAGGAATAGAAAACGCTAAGTCATTACAAATGTTAGCACTAAAAGCATTTCCTGGTCAGGCACATCAAGCACACATAGATGCTCATAGAGCTTTCATGAGTTCTTTTTTAGTTGCAAACAACCCACCAACCATGGGTATATTGCAGGCACATATCTCTGAACACGTTGCATTATTGGCGAGAGAAGAAATTACAAAGAAAAACGCACCTGTTATTGAACAAGAAGCACAAAAAATGGGTGGAATGTTGCCTCCAGAGCTCTTACAACAGTTTCAACAACAAAATGAACTTGAAATTGCACAAAGAATTACTGAAATAACTAACGAATTAGTCAATGAAGAGCAAGAAATGATGAACAAAGACGAAAAAGACCCACTAATTAACTTAAAACAACAAGAATTAATGCTTCGAGCACAAGAAATTAAGCAAAATAGAGATTTAGCAGAGCAAAGACTAGATTTAGACCTAGAAAAACTTAATTTTGAAGGTAAAAAGTTAGAACAAAAAGATAATATTGACAAAGAACGAATACAAAGCCAAGAAGATATAGCAGATTTACGCGCAGAAGTATCTTTGGCACCAAAAAGGGGTTAATAATGGCAAACGGTAAACTATCAAAAGATATAATTAAAAAATTAATAAGAAAATACAGAAGACAGCCTGGAACTAAAGTTGGAGACCCAAGAAAAATATCGCAAATGTTGAAAAAGGGTGCTAAGATGCCTACATATTTAGCAAGTAAAGGCGGACATGTTACAAAAAAAAGAAAAACAAAAAGAAAAAAAGCTTAGTCCAAAAGAAATTTTGGATGATGCTTTTGATTTTGCAACAAAATACCCTAATGATCCTATGGTCGTCAGTGCTTCGCTAATGGTTGTTGCAAAAACAATTTATTTAAATTTATTAGGTCCAGAGCAAACTCAAGTCATGATGGATGCCTTTGCTAACGGCATTGACAATTATGAAGTTAAAAGAATAACTTTACACTAATGGCTATTTGTAAAAATTGCGGGCATGAGTGTCACCATACTAACGGTGGATCTTGTCATTGTGGTTGTGCAAACTGTGAACATGATATACAAGATGCAATGGACAAACTTACTAAAGTTTTGACGATAAATGAAGGTTATGAATATGATGTTTTATTTGAACCTGATTTTACTCTAACAGAAAACTAAGGAGGTAATATGTGTGAATATTGTAAAGGCGAATGTCTTGGATGTTAGGAGGTTAACATGAAATTATTAAAAGACACATGGCAATGGATTAAAGAATGGAACGAGTGGGGCATGAAAGACTGGATTAAAGCTGGTGTGATTGCTGCAATCGCCATTGCCGTAATATCAGGAATGGCTGGCTAATGCTAAATTTATTAGTAAAGCCCTTACTTGGCGTCGTCGCTGACGGCGTCAAGGGCTTCGTAGAAACAAAGAAAGCAAAACAAGAATTAGCTGTTACTGAAATTAAAGCAGCTAAGGCTATTAAAGAACAGCAGATTGCAGGAAAAATTAGCTGGGAGGCCAGTGCTGTTGATCAAATGAAAGGGAGCTGGAAAGACGAGCTAATTTTAATATGCCTGTTGGTTCCAGCGGTGGCAGTCTTCATACCCGGATGGACACCACATAT